GCTTTGAGATATTCTTTTAATTCATACATTAAGACCTACCATACTCTTTTATAGCTATTGCTCCAACAAATGCATGGTTTCTCCAAAAAGGTTGTATTGTACTAAATCCTGCGAAAGATACCATATGTTCAATTTGTTTCCATGTAAAAGGTTTCATCATATGTCTTAAAGTTCTTTCCTTATCCATTATATCTTCTGTACTAAAAGTCTTACGTTTATAATCATAATAATTAAAGGTAATCATATCTTGTACTAGAGCAGATTCACATATTGTTTTTTCTGCAAATATAAATGCACCACCCTCATTTAGTCCAGTATAAATGTTTCTTAATGTCTCCATTCTATCTTTTTTAGACATAAATTGCAAGGTAAATATTGATGTCACAAGACTAGTTCCAGCCCATTCTCTATATTTTAAAATATCTACTGGATGTTTAAATTCAACATCATGACCTTCTTTAACTAACTTTTTTTGTCTATCTTCAAGGTCTTTCTTAAAACCATCTGCAATTTCTACACCAACCCATTTAGTAGTAGAACAATGGTCTGAATTATGATTCAACATTGCCTCTGTCAACTTACCAGTAGAACAACCAATATCTAATACTGTTGTATCATCTTCAATGAAATATCTAGATAGAGAAATAACATCTTGTAATAGGTCACTATATCCCCTAATAGAATTATTAATATGCTCATCAAATCCTTCTTCTCTATGAGCAAATGTAAAATCAGCCATTATATTTCTCCAATATATTAGTATAAACAGCTTCTGCAACTGCTTTCATCATAAGTGGTGGAACCATCCTACCACACCTTTCTGCCTTTTGGGAATGTTTACCAGTAAGAATAAAATCATCTGGTAAACTGGTCATTCTTTTTAATTCTGCGATTGTAAATTTTCTAGGTTCACTCCAATGACAACCACCAGCTCCTGTTTCTGCAGCTCCTGTTGCTGTAAGTGTAGGTGCTGGTTTAAATCTGGAACATCTTTTTACATTAAAATGATGTCCTTTAGGATGATAGTCTGCCCCTGTCAAAACTTTCTTTGGGTCTTTAGGCATAAGTGCAACTGTATCTTTATAATGTGCAGATGCAGTCCATCTTTTTATAAGATAATCTACTTCTTCTTGGTCATATTCCAAACCCTCAAATGCTTCTCCAAGAGATATTACATCATTATTTCCTTCTGGAAAAATACTAGCAATATTCAAAAAAGTAAGTCCTACCGCACTAGTTACATCTTGTCTTACTGCAATAAAAATAACTCTGCGTCTTGTTTGGGGAACACCAAAATTTACAGAGTTTAAAATTTGTGCTGAAACATCATATCCTATATTTTCAAACTCTTTTAAAATTTTATTAAAGTATTCTTTGGCCTCCCCCATAGTTAATCCAGTTACATTTTCACCAATAATAACTTTAGGCTGAATTTCTTTAGCTACTCGTAAAAATTCAAAAAATAAATCCTCTATATTTTCAACTTTTTTACCATCAGAATAATTTTTAGTTGATTTCCATCCATCAGAATGTTTACCAGATACTCTATATTCATGTTCGTTTCCAAATAAATCTGTTACAGTTTCTTGAACTTTATTATGAGATACAGAACCCGCCATAGAAAATGCAGAACATGGTGGTGAACCATCTAAAATATCTAATTCTCCAACATCAAGACCTGAGGCCTTCAGAAAATCCTTTCCTGTTAATTTTTTAATATCATCTGGAATAATAGGAGTCTCAGGATAATTTTCATGGTAAGTATTTCTAGCTTCTTCTACAAATTCATTAATACAGAGAATTTTACCCCCACCTAAACGATAACCAGTAGAAGAACCCCCACCTCCTGCAAAGGTAGAAATAACATTAAATTTATTTTGAGCTGATGCCTTATTAACATCATCAAGTGTGTATGGTGTATATTTCATAAAAACCTTTCTAAATTTGTTGTTGGTGGATTTTTCCAATCCCTATAAACATCCAACATTCTATTTCTATTTTTAAAGTTTATCTTTCTATTATTTAGCAATGTTTCAAACAGTACATCTACACCAGATTCTAATTGTAAATTTAAATGTTTTTTAACATCCTTATCTATATTAAATGCTGTTCGTACATGATGTTTTTGATATGGCTCGTTCAATTCGTACCAATCCATACTATAAAAATAATCTCTAACCTTTTTAGTTAGGTATGGAGTAACAAATATTTTATCATACTTGTCTGATATTTTTTTATGCCACAAATACCCTGCTTGATTTTCTGGTAAAAAATAATTATCCCTAAATTCATCAAACTTTTCTTTAGTGTGTTTATAATTAATGAGTGCCTTTTTACTAACTCCAAAATAACCATCTGCAGCCCATCCTGACAATACATACTTTTCTTTTATCTTTGGATATACATACATAAATGGATATACACACTCATAATGAGTCTTTTTCTTACAACCCAATTCTACTAATCTATACCAATCTTCCTCTAATTTTGAAGTATCAATTACAATTCCTGTAAATTGCCAACTATGAACTTTACTAATTTCATATGCTTTATTATAGTCATAATTTTCATAATTGTCAAGATAAAAGGAATATGTATGAATATTTTTTCCAAGTTTTTCAGCTGCAAGTGCAACAGAAATACTATCCACTCCACCTGACAATAAAACAGCAACATCATTGTCTGGTACATTATTACTAATATCTTCACATATCAACTTGTCAATCATATTATTTAAACTTTGCACTAGTCATAATTTCTACTAAACAAGCCATTAGGTTAATCTCTTGATCTGCAACAAATGCGGACTTGTACTGATACTCTGCAATATGCAGAATTATTTGAGGTATCGTACTAGGTTCTGCTGATTGATACAAATGGTCATATATCTTACGAAAGATTTTCTGAGGGTCATTATCAATATTATCAACAACCCATTTACGAACACCCTTGAAGTTTTTAGACTTCAGACATTCGATCAACTCTTTCATATTTGCATCACTTATATTTAGCAAGATTCCAGAGTCAATATTTCCAGAAACAGAATATCTTTGCAACTCATTCAACACCCTACGGAAATCTGGTAGGTGTTTCATAATGAGCTCTGCAACTACTGCACCATCATATTGTATGTTATTTTCTGTTAGAATAGTTATACACCTATTCATAAAATCAGATGCAAGTTTTTGTTTATCAGAATCACTAATACGATAATCAATTACTGCACATCTAGAATGAATAGGTTCTATAATTCTATTTTTGAAGTTACAAGTGAAGATAAATGAGCAGTTACTAGAAAACTTTTCTATGAAACCCCTCATTGCAGGCTGGACTGAATCAGGCGTCATATAATCTGCCTCATCCATAATTACTACTTTTCTTCCACCAGACATAGAAACTGAGCTGCAATATTGTGTAAGTTTATTACGAAGCGTTTCAATCAATCGACCTTCATCAGATCCATTGACAATAATATAATCGCAGTCTAGGGATTTACACAATACTACAGCTGCAGAGGTCTTTCCTACTCCAGCACTACCACTCAGGATCAAATTGGGAATCTTATCCTGACTGATTATTTCTCTGAATGTACCTTTTATTTCTTCTGGTAAAATTAAATCATCGATGGTAGAAGGTCTATACCTTTCTACCCATAATATATCTTTATTCATTATCAAAAAATTGGTTAATGGTTGAACCGACAAATTCTGGTCTTTGAATAACTTTGCCGTCAAATAACTTATTCATAATAAAAATTGCTCTACCATTTTCAGTAGTCTTATCTGTAATTTGATGAGAATGAGAATATTCTTTCTCAAAATCAATTTTAACTTCTGTATGGCCTGGGTCATCATAAAAAACTTCTTTAAGTTTTGGTGTTGGAAATGTAAACACAATATTTTCACATATCCTTAGTGCCTCATCTACAAACATTTTCTTCCTTTCTGGTTCTATATGTTCGACAACTTCACTACACCAACCCCATTCCCATTCGTTATCTTTAAATGGTGTTCCTTCGGTAAGATCCATTACAAAATCTACTTTAGGAAATGCACCTCTAACATCTAATGCTCTATATTCTCCACAACGTGTAGAAAGAACACCTCTATATGGACAGGAAGTTCCTGCACCAATATCAAGAATATTTTTTCTGCCTTTTGGTGGTAAGAATAACAAAAAATATCGAATTACATTTTCGACATTTTTATGTTCATGCACATTAGACATTATCCCCCAAATGTACTAGAGGCTTCAGTTGCAATCCAATATTCAAGTTTTTGTCCTTGCATTGTATAATGTGAAATTCCTTTTGAGGAAATCTCTACATCATAATTGCCGGGCAACATTTTCATATTTTCAGTCTT